AGGTTGATGCTGTACCCATAGAACCGCCAGTAAGTAAATCACGAATATGCAATTTACGTTTTGGCAATTGGATAATATTTGGGTTTACAAAAGCTGTTGAAGTGTTTGCGGTGCTAAAGTTGTTTGAGAAAGTCATATCGCCAACAGCTTTTAGCTCTAGTGATACTGATTTTAATTCTTTTTTGTGCATTTTTGCAATATCATCAGTTTTTTCAACTAATGCTTTTTGTAACACTTCATTAAAACTCTCAGGTGCTTTTGCTGGAGCGTTTGTGCCAATTGATTTTACTTTAGCTTGTAAAGCATCAAAAGCAGCTACTTGAGTTTCAAAATCGGTTTTCAATTTCAATAATTGTTCACCTGAAATACCTTCTGGCAAACCTTTAATTTTTTCGATTGTAGCTTCGATTGCTTTGTATTGTTCTGTTGCTTTTGCATTTGCAGATGCAACTATTTTTTCTTTTGTTTCTTCCAATAAAGAAACTAATTCTTTAAATTCCATTTTATAAACTGTTTTTATAATTAAAAAATTGTATTGCTTGTTTGACTGTTGCTAATGACACTTCTGCTTTTGGAGCGGGAGGTGTATTTTGTTGCTTTAAGTCAATTATGATCTGTGCTAATTGTTTCTGCTCCAACAATAGTAATTCTATTGTTTCGTCTGTGGCATCGCTGTTTTTGCAAAACTTTTCTAAGGATTTAACCCTTGCTTCAATATCTTCAACCTTAATGCCTTCTAAGGATTTAACCCCAGTCAAAGGTGTGTTTTCATTTACGCCCCAACCTGTTAAACTTGAGCCTTCAAATAACTTCAACTCGATTAATTCAATATAATCTTCTTTTGTTCTTTGTTGAATTGTTTGATAGCCGATTGAGTGTTCCGTTATTAAACCACTATCAACCATCTTTAAAAAGTCCACGCCTAAATTGTGATTGCCTATTTTGCTTTCATAATACAAGCCTTTTACTTGTTCTTCTAATAAATTGATTTTGCCTAGTGGTTGATTTACATTGTGGTTTTGTAAATGCTTAATACGATTAAAATTCTCACTAATACTCTTTTTAAATGCCCCAAATCTTACAACTTCCTTGTAAGCATCTACTGTATCAAAGCTGCTAAAATAGCCTGTAACAATGCCTTTTTTAATGTCCAAGTCTTTGAAACTTGCACCACTTGTAAAGTTGCTGTATTTATAAAGAGATTTCATTTTATAACAAAAGTAGTATTTTTTATATTACCAAATTTATTTTTTTTCAACAAAAGCAACTGTACACCTGCAATTACAAATATTGCCAGCCGTTGCCCCATGCTTTCTGTCTCCTGGCTGCTGCATTTTTTGCCCTGAAACATCAAATAATTCATCAAAACCAACTGTTACTCCATTCATGTGGAAATGGTCGAATTTATAGCGTGGTAAACGCCTTGTTCTAAAGTCTTTGGCACTTATCCAAACCTTATTCATCTTTAAGCCTACACTTTGAGCGGCAAACATAGCACCTTGATTTGCAGCCGTTACAGTCTCAGTTCGTGCTATTAGCTTGGCCCTAATCTTTGTAAATGATTGTTCTGTTAGTAGCTTTATAATATCATTAAAACTCAAACCTTCGTTTGTTGCCTTAATAAATATTTCTTGTATTTTTTCTCTTGTTGTTGCCGTTATATCATTTACTGTATTCAACAATTCAAGCCTAAAATAGTTCTCCATTAACTCCCTCATCATTTGGCTAAATCCCATTGGATAACGCTTTTCAGTTTTAGGCAAATTCTTTACTATTGAAGCACCATAAATTAATGCAGCTTCATTATATAAGTCTTTTAACACTTGGTACAATTCTGCATAGCTTATTGTAGCAATACTTGATTGACTTAAATTGTTGTCAATTACATGTTTTACCTGATTTCGTAAAGCCTTATTTATTAATGGAACATAAGCCAATTCCCTTGTTTTCTGAAATTTAGAAAACCTTAGCCAATAAATATTTTTTTCGTTTTCGGTCATTAATAATGCTTTGTTTGTTCTACAGGTGTATAAGGCTTATTTTCTTGCAATAGCTTTAATATATCATTCTTTAAATTCTCCCTTCGCCATTCCTCATTAGAACGCTTTACAGGGCAATCACTTAAAGGAATTGCTCTATGCACTATTCGCTCTATTTTACTTGTAATCTCCATCGTTTGGAATTGGTTGTGTATCGTCTTGCATTAAATTATTTGGCGGCAGTATAGTATTTAAAATAGGGTCGTCAATTTCCCCATATTTCATAACAGTCCTTTTTTCATTGCCAGTAAGCCACCAACTTTTTGAACACCACTCAGCAATATCCTTCATATTGCCTTGTAACTCCATTACACCGCTTAAATCGTGTTCAATTGCACGTTCAAAGTCTTTGTAGTGTGGCAATAAGCCACTTATAAAAGCATCTCGAACCCTTAGCACATTTGGCAATATTGCGTTTGTGTACAAGGCTTTTCGCATCTCTTTAACATTGCTTTCAGTTGATACTTCGCCATTGTTGAATAACACATCACTTACGCCAAAAGCATTACACAACTTCTTAAAATCTATTTTGCTAAGTTCAGCAACTTCTAAATCAGCTAATTTTAAGCCTAGTTCAATATACCCCATTTCGCCACTGGCAAAGAATGGAGTGCCCTTGTTTTGCTTTTCGGATGTGTATTTAAAGAAATTGTTTTTCCTATTGTCCGAAATTTCTTGAGCTGCATCCCCATATTCTGTTTTATCCCAAACAATTCCAGGAACGCCGCCATTTTGCATTTGTGCAACACTGGCATCGGTTGCAGCTTCCATTCTAGTAATTAGCTTGTTTAGTGATTTTAAAGGGGAATGACCTCTAAAATCATTGGCACTAAAACTGTAGCTTGGGTTAAAACATTTTAAGTGGATAATCAAATCAGGGTCTATGTTGGTTAAAACTTCTATTCCGTCTATTGTGTAATTGTAGCCTACAATTTTATAAGGAAAAGTGCGAGTAATAATGCAGCTAACATACTGTGGGTAAAGAAAATGTAAATTGTATATTTTACCTGTATTTACACCGCTTTCGTTCAACTCTTTGTAAATAATACATTCGCCTTGCAAAAATAAAAAAGTATATAACGCTTCGTAAAACTCAAAGCTGCCATAGCTTTCATTTGGCTTCTTTAGTAACTTATGTAAATGATCGTTTTCTTCTAATTCATCAAGTGCTTTTGTTGTTAGCAAATCCCTCATTAAAAGGTCTGACTTGTACTTTGTAAGCTCTTTTTGTTTTTTCTTATCCTTTACTTTGTAAGTAACAAAAGGAATAGTTGCAGCAGTTGTAGCAAGTAGTTTAATTACTGCGTAAACATCTTCAACACTTGCGTAACGCTTTGCATCAATTTCTTTTTGATATGGGGCGTAAACAGCCATCGCATTGTTTACTTTTATACGTTGTATAGTAGCAGTTTTTTTGCTGCTAAAAAAGTTTCTTATTGCATCAATAACTTGCATCTGCGTAACGTTTTTTTACTTTTGAAATTCTTGAATAAACGGCATAACGTAAGCTGTCGCAATTGTGGACTAAAACACCGTTTGCAAAATATTCATGTACATCTTCCACTTCTATATCATATACATTCTTTTGCATCGCTTCGCCTTTTTCTAAGTGCCTTAGCTTTGCAGTTTTGATGGCAAAATTTAGAATGTTTAGACTTTGCAATATATTTTTTACTGCAAAAATTACACTCTCTCTCTTGAGCATAATTTTTCCCAAAATTACATTTTTTTGCATGTTCCCTGTGCCATTCTTTTCCTGCTTCGCTTTTGTGCCATACCTTAGCCCCTTCAACGCCTTTTTTAACAAAGTTATTAAACCAAACTTTATTTTCTTTAATTCTTTTTTTAATGTGTTCAGATAGATGTTTTTTCCCTTCAATCTCTTGTAGATTTTCAATACTATTATTCCAAGTGTTACCATCAATATGATGTATATGATATCCCTTGCGTCTATTCCCTTTAAAATATTCCCAAACAACATGATGCATATGATGCTTATGCTGCATAAAATAACGCCTTTTTGGGTATAATTTATAAATTTTACCATTGAATAATTGGAAAGGTAAACCGTCATCCCCAATTGCAATTTTGAAATTTCTGTCCATGAATTAGTTGTTTTAATTAAATGATTGCTTGTACAGCACAAATTTACATAATTATTACCGCATTGCATCAAATAATTATTAACACTTTTCATTCCGTTATTATATACTTTTAAAACTTTTTTATACCCCTTTGAAGTTAAAACAAAATCCCCAACTTTTATATTATCTATCCTTATGTTACCTTTGTTTGTCAAAATTAAAGTTTTACCTACAAAACATAAATCATCCATAACCTTTACAGGCTCATCAAGTGCTTTGCCGTCTTTATCAACCTTCCATTTGTAATTCCTTATTTCTTTAAGCAAATTTGTACTTTTTTTTGTTATGAATAAAGGAAAACTTTTAACAGCTAGTATTCCATCCTTTACAGATTTATCCGCTGGCTTAGCATTAACACCATATTTTATAAGTTCGGCAATAGCTTCAGGTCTTGCAGTGTCACAAAATACTTCGCTGGACCTTGTTAAACCCACATTAGTTTTAATCAAATAAGCTAAGTCATTATTTGTTAATCCTTTTTCATATAGTAACTCCTCAGCATAAATTGCACCATCAAGCCAACCAACTTTTACCAGTGCAGCAGGGTGATTATATCCAAAGTCTAGACCATAAGTAACATCATTGCAAACTGGAAAAGCGTCACATTCTTTGTAATGGGTATAAATAGTTTCTTTGCTTGAGCCACGCAACCCCAAGCCAAAAACACGCCATAAGTTTTCATCAGCTAATTTTAAGCCTTCAATATCTGCTATTGTTTCGGATGTTAGGTTTCCTTTGTTGTTTAAATACGTGCTATGTATTAGCTTGTTGCCTTCTTTATCTGCAACACCATAAACCCAATTATGTTCATCCGCAGGGTTAAAGTCTATAAATATTGTTTTGCGTGTTCTAATCGAAAGTTGTGTAAATGCTTCAAAACTAATAAGGTTAGCTTCGTTAATAAACAAAACATCTCTTCCTGGTCCACGCAATTTACCAACTTCATCACCGCCGAAAAACTCCACTATTGAACCTGTAGAAGGGAATTTGTAAATATTATCGGTTTTATTAAAATCGTTGTCTTTGTATATACTCATTTGGTTGAGAATATCCAAAAAATCTTTTCTTACACCACGCTTTAAATGTGGCAAAGAAGGGCTAACAACGCTAATGTGTAGCTTATTTTCTAAAGCTATTTTTATAATCAATTGAACAATGCTATAAGACTTGCTGCTCCTACTGCTACCTTGATTAGCAATAACACGATATTGCCCACTTTCGTATGCTTTTAAGTTGGCTTTAAATACAGGTGTGTATTTAACACTAATTTTCTTTGATAGGGTCGCAGCCATCGGCTTCAATAAAGTTTATGTTAATACCTACGCTTCCGCTATGATTAACATTTGTTTTTTCTGTAAAAAGGCTCATGTGTTTGCCTAATAATTCAAGTGCTTTGTTTGCTCCAGTGCTGTCAAACTCAAACACAAAATTGCCTTCTTCATCAACCTTTTGTTTTAGCTTTTTTTCTATAGGGTCAAAAGCAAGTACAGGTTTAGGCTCCATGCACTTGTTGTAAACGTCTTTTAAGCCTTCGATTACAAAGGTAGCATCAATCATTAAGTTTTTGCTCCTTTCGTCCATCAAAACCCTTATACGTGCCAATATGTTAGGGTTTGTTAATAGTACACTAGCTTGTACTCTTGCACTATCAGGGGAATAACCAGCCCTAATAGCAGCCTTAGTAGCGTTTAAGTCAATAAGGTATTCTTGACAAAAAAGTTCGTGCTTATCACTTAAATTACTTTGTGTATTTCCCTTTGGTTCTACCATACACTACAAAAGTAGGTGAATTTATTTTATTATAAAAATATTAAAATTTCCTTAAAATTATATTTTTATACTTTTATATTATTTTCTGTATTATATTTGCATTATCAAATTAAAATAAATGAGTAAAACAAACTACGACAGTAGCCTAAGAGTGAGCAAGGCTACTAAGAATAAGGTAAAGCTCCATTGTTTGAACACAAATAATAAGATGGTAGCCTGGACAGAGCAAACAATTTTAAATCAATTAAAAAAAGAAGAAAATGGAAAACACGCTAAGTAAATTAAAAGAGGCAATAGGATTGCACGAAAGGAATGAGGATTTATTTAAGGATTTTGACCCTGAATATTATACAACAAATAAAGCTACTATTGAAATTGGCTTAAAAGCTTTAGCAATACAGTTGTTAAGCGAATTAAGACACGTTCCAACGCTAACTGAGCATGTTAATATGCAAACAGTAGCCGAGAACTTAAATAACGATTTAAAAGCCTTAAATAACTAAATTATGAAAGCAACCATTATACTAGGAATATGCCTAATATTGTACATAGTAGGCTGTATTTTATCTGAAAACGAAAAAACTGATTACAATGATAGATTTCGTTATTAAATATCAAAACATTATAGGCTCATTAATCTTGCTTAGCATATTTATTTTTACTTTTGTAAAAGTTGCAAAAGCTATACCTGAGGATGATGCAATGATTTAACTTTTTTTTTCATGGGTAAAACAATCGTTACGGCTGGTGTGTTCTCTACACACTGCCTTTATTAAACTTTTAAACTAAAAATAATGAAACTTATTTTATTAATATTATTAACTATTGTTAGTTTTACAGCAACTATTTTGGCTTACGTAGCTTTTGGCACAAAACAAAATGCAATAACTTTTATACTTGTAAGCTTTTTGGTAGGATATTGGTGTTCTTTTTTTATTTCATCTGAAAATGAAAACGATGCAAGTAAAACAAATAATGCTTAGTTGCCCTAATTGTGGAACAAAAAGCAATGCAAATTATAAAGCTGGAGCAACTGAAGCTAAAACAGATTGCAGAAATTGCAAAACTAAAGTAATTAAAAAACTAAAATAATGGCTGTAAGATATAAAGGTAAAGTTCCTGTAATTAGGCGAACAGGTACAGGAAAAATACAATTGTTTCGTGAAGATGAACTCAAAGAAGAGTTTGAATATACATGTAAAAGGCGAAGGAATAAGAAAATGCTGTATTGGCAAAATATGACTAGAAACTTATTCGGCATTTGGTTTATTGTAGTTTGTCCAGATGTCCATATAGGCGAACAGCATTTAAAATAGTTTTTTTCATAGGTGTTTTTGGATTTTACCCTTGCTAGTCTTAGCAGGGGTTTTTTGTGTTCAAAATGTTCAGAAATGTTCAACCCTATTTCGCTTGAAACCCTTATCCACAAAGGATATGTTCAAATGTTCACTTTTTTTCAAAATATTCTTTTTTTCTTTTTTCTATATATATATATATATTAATTTATATAATTTAGTAAAAATTCGAACATTTGAACATATCCAATGCCAGTAAGGGTTTGAGCGTGTTCAAAATTGAACATTTGTGAACATTTCAAATAAAAAAAGCACTTTTTGTTAAAGTGCTTTTTGATATTCCCCATGTCCTATTTTTTTAAATAACGCCGCAAAATCCTTCCGCCGAAGCGAATTTCTAAATTTATTAGGTTTTAAATTAATTTTGATACAAACTTCCTCCGCTTGTTTCAAAGTGAAAGTTTCAGGAAGTGCCGTGTACAGGTTTTCGAGTTCCGTTGGAAGTCCAGTATCAACTTCTGTATGTAATCGGCTTAAAATTTTAATAGTTGAATTTGCATAAAAGTTGAATAGCTTTTGCCCAAGTTCAACCACTGTTACATCAATTACAGGATGAAAAGGATTTTGAATAATAGCAATCAATTGTGTTAATCTTGGAATATAAGCACTCATCTTTGCATAAGTACCAATAATAAAACCATCTGTATTTGCATTTATACGTTCATTAGCAGCCTTTAAATTTTTTTTGTAATACTTTCTATACAAAGCCTTAGCATCGTCCGTTATTTCGACTGTAATTTCGTTGCTGTCACCTTCGATATTCAACTTGTTAGCCTCATACAAAATATTTACAAGTTGCTTCCATTCGTCACATATTTGACGACTACCAGTGAAAGGGTCGGCATCTTCATTTAATTCTATATAATCACTTTCAACCATTAAAAATCTCGATGCAAAACCATTGGCAATTCTATCCTCTGTAAAGATATTTTTAAGCCTGCTAGGTTGTGTACCCATTAAAAGGTTGATATTTAAGTTAGGAACTACTCTCTCTTTATCCCTATCGGCACGAATTTGAGTATAACGACCACCGCCGAATGCTTGAGTGAAAAAACTAATAGCATCGTTATTTGACTTGAAACTACCAGCGTTTAAAATAGTTTCGGCTTCATCGTGGTAAACACCTATTCCACTTGCTTGATCTTGGCAAAGTTGAATGTAACCTTCCGTTGTGCCATCAACTGCAAATGGAACAAACCTTTTAGGTTTAGGCTTTGTAAAATTCTTTTTTTCACCAATGTTTGCAGATTTTTCAGCGTTCCATTCCGCTAAATTTATTTTGTGTTGTGCATCTTCAAACTCTTGTTTTTGCTTTAAAGGTTGCTCCATCATTGCTTTAAATGCTGGCGTTTTACCAACACTAACAGGTGCTATAATCATTGCAAACAAAATGTTTTTGCCGTCACTTCCAAAGTCAGACTTATAACAAGTCCCTGCCAAACTTGAAGCCGTCCATAACCCTGCAGTTGCTAAAAAAACAGGGTTTAAACTTCGCTCCTTTGCAACTTCAAAAATTGACTTTCTTATAGGCTCAGGGAATATTTCATAAGGGAAATCACTCGAAGTAACTTTATTAACTCCAATAAATTTTAAAACCTCGTTCCAATCTCGTTCTAATTTGTAATATAGCACAAAGCTTGGAGGTAAAGCCC